GAGATACATCAAGAAAGTATGTAGGATCTTTAATTTCTGGTTCTGGTACTGTTGATCTTCTTTATACAGCTACAAGTGGAGATGATACTGCTGAAATAATTACAGATGTATTAACTACTGAAGATGCTGGTGATGCTTCATTTAATCTTTTCTTAGATACATCAGGTAGTAAAAAATTAAGTTTTAACGGAATTATTACAGGAACTTCATTTAGTTCTACTGTTGGAGACATTTCTACAGTATCAGTTAGTTTTGTAACAACTGGTGCTATAACTTCTGCTGTCTAATGCCTAAAGGATCTTATTCGGCAAAGCAACGAAAACTTGCTGCTGTTGCTCCACCACGGGATAAGATCACGGCTGCTGATCTTAAAAAACTACGTTCTAAGAAAAAAAAGAAAAAGAAGTGAAACTTACCACTCGCCAAAAGAATCTCCTTGAAAAACACTCTGAGCATCATAGTGCGAAGCACATGGAGTTTATGAAAAGGCGAATGAGAGCAGGTGATACTTTTACTCAAGCCCATAAAAAGGCACAAGCAAA